TCACGTTTGCCAATACCTGCTGAATAAATTCCAAGCGGCGCGCCTAGCCAATGCTGTCTCATCTTCTCAGCGTTTTGCTCGATTAATTCTTTAACGTGCGTCAGCATTAGGATTTTTGTCTCTGGCCATTGCTGTACGGCATCCTTGCAAAGTGCGGCCACGATGTGGCTCTTGCCCGATCCAGTTGGCAGCACTAAGCATGGATTGCCCTTGTTCTTGCCAAACCATTCATAGAGCTGGTTGATGGTTCGTTGTTGGTAGTCACGGAGCATTATCCAACCACCCTCGCATTAAATTCACGACGAAACTCTGTTGCAAACTCATCGGGGTTGGCGCATACCGCCGGATTGGCTAGTATTTCCTTTGAGCCAAAGACATTGGTATCAGGCTCGCCGTTAATCACATCTTTGCCATTGATTACATAAATAGCTTGCCACTCATTCGTGCTTTCCTTGCGCTGATATGGCACCAGATCGGGATGCAGTACGTGCGAATCGCATCCTTCGCGCTGCCATTCAACAGGTATATCGTCAGCATCATGGCGCTCACACCGCCACGTTGAATTCTCTAGCGCCGTACTGTGAGCGCAGGTTCTGCAGTTGGCGTGTTTGGTAATCTTGGACTCAAAACAAAAGTCGTGCGCAGGACACCAACGGCATTGATACCACGTTGGGTCAGCCGACAATGGCGCTGGCATACGGTCAGCCAAAGCAATGCGCTTACCTCTGGCAATCGCTTTCTCGGCCACCTCTTTATCAAACTTGACGCGCTCGGTATAGATGCGGTCATCATCCTTGCAAACGGCCACGTACAAAGCTCGATCAATCTCAGTACCAGCCATGTAAGTCTGCATTTGGATAAAATGTTCTGGCTTGGATTCTTCGACACCCTTCTTTTCCAAATCGTTAAACGACTTAGCGCTATGCGTTTTAAATTCGGCTACGTGTTCGGTCTTCGGTGCGTTTGGTACACCTGATTTGATTACACCGTCGAGACTACCGGATACGTGCGAACCAAAGCTAACTCTGGATTGGTTGCCGGTCGTGCGCTGAATGTCAATCCCAATGGCACGAAGGTCTGAAACGATTTGCGCCTCTTCTAAGTTTCCTCGGCGAAACATTCTCAGAACACGACCATCAAAGTTTTGCTGCACCGCCCAACGAAACGACAGCCACAACCAACGGTCACAAGCGTGACCCAAGGTCGATGCGCCAAGGTGTGGCCGTGGTGGTTCCTGACGGCTTTCGTGGTGCTTGTCAATCAGGTTGGTAATGCTGTATTCTGGCTCTGGAATTTTCATGATTCCTTTCTCCTCTATGTGTGGACTATTCGGGCACGGATAAAACCGTGCCCTTTTTTTGTTACTTCTTTTGCCACGGTGGCGCAGCTTTACCACTTGCAGCGGTAGCGGCCTTTGCTACTGGTGCCGGAGGCGTAGAGCCAGCAATGGCTTTAAAACCCTTGACTTCGTTTTGGTCGCCGTATTGTTCAGAGCTGCGAATATCCAACTTGATCGACAGTTGGCCACCGATCAGCTCGTCTGTATCTTGAACTTTAGCAATACCAATTCCACGCATGATTTCACCCAATTGCTGGCGACCAATTTCCTCGGCCTTTGGGTTAGGGTTACGAATGTTCAAGTTGCCAAAAACAATTCTGCCCTGATGCGTTGGGCCAATAATGTCGTAGCGAATAGCAATATATTGGCCAGTTCCTGCCTTGGTGTTTTTCAACTCCGCACCAGTAATAGCTGCGGTGTACCAACCTGCTGGCAGCGGTTCATACGATTTTTCTGAAACCGGCATATCTTCAGCCGAAAAGGTTTGATCTAAAAAAGCCATTATTCTTCTCCTAACAAAGTGATGGTAAAAGTTGGGCGACCTGGCGTGGTCGTAATTGCACCCAACAAAGGTTTGGTAATACTTTCATCTGCTGCTTTCCAAGCCGCCGAAGCAATCTCAGGTTTCCAACGAAACAAACTACTTAAATGCGCCTCAAGTCCGTTTGCAGCCGCCAGCTCTTGCAACTTGTCGGCGTTGACCTTGCGGTTCATACGGCCTTCGATCTTGATGACGTACTGGCCAACTTGACGATTTTGAGTTCCTTCAAATGATTCGTGAACTAAAAACTGCTTAACCAATTTGTCTTCAATCTGGCGACGGTAGTTTGTCGCCGTTGTTTCATCCATCTTGGCAATTGTCCATTCTTTGCTTAATGCTTCGATGTCGTTCATAGAATCCACTCCACGATCGTTTCAGCAAAGATGGCCAGAGTCATGACTATCGCAATATTGATATTCATTTCTTCGCTCCAATCTTATTAATGATTACCGTTAAGTCAGGCGCTTCCCACGATTCGAGCTTGCCAGAGCGATCTTTGGCTAACCAAAGGCCGTCGGAGTCGCACATCAAAGCGCGTTGGCTATTTCCCTCGGCATCACGCTCAACTCTAAGCGCAAGAACTTCGTCAAAGAAATACGGCAAGGATTGGCCGGTCTTGTTGCCTGGCATACTTGGCGCGTACAAAATGCGACCCATTTCATCCTGAGTTTTTTCAAGTTTTGCGCTCATGTAAACGTGCTTTGCTGGCAGGTCACGGAAAACGCGAATAATATCGGCCATCTGTTCCTGCATGGCACCGTAGGCAGCGCGAGGGTCTTTGTTGACCTTTTTCTCGTAGTTCAGACAGACTTCAGCGATTTCGCTGATGCTGTCAATGGCCACCGATTCAAACTGCGCAGCCTCGGCAGATTCAGTCAGCCATTTGTAGGCTTCTTGCAGCTCTGCCATCGTGGTGATTTCGATGTAAGGCAGCTCGGCATCTTGAATCGATAGAAGGCCACCTTCAGCGCTTAAAACGATTGAATTAGGCAGCGTTGGAATAAGGCTAGTCTTACCCGCACCGGCTTGGCCGTACACCAACAACTTGACGCCATTACCAGCTAAGTTGCCGGTACTTTTTAGATTAATAGCCACGACTCGCCTCCTCATAGGTCAAATTGGTTGCGACGCGTCGCGCGACGTTTTCAGCCTTCGCCCATGTATGCGCCCACTCTTCAGCGGTCTTGCTGCTGCTTATGGCTTGGGTGTTGCAGTTATGCGCAACCAGCACGGCGTCAACGTCATCTAAGTCGATGCCGTATTGCGAATAGATGGCTTTTGCATCTGTTGAAATAATCATTTTTGTTTTCTCCTTCAAATTGACCAAACGCAAACGTCGTAAGCGGTTGGGAATTTGCGTTCAATTTGCTTTTGAACGTCATATTTTGACCGCGCCCAAACTTCAATTAATTCATACCCATAATTCAGGTAGAAATTAGCTTTGAACAATTTCATTTTCCTTCTCCTAAATGTCGCCGGTCAGGAAATCTGGTTGGCGATTGCTTGTAATATAAATCTAATCGATGTACGATGTCAACACCTTTTGAAGCGAAACAACAATAAATTATATGATTTATACATTAGATAAGATAAAACTGCTGTTGCAAGATAGGCGCTTGGGTTTGATTTCCGAATCGACTGGTATTCATATCAATACGATTCGTGATATTAGAGATAACCCCGAAGCCAACCCGACCTATAAGGTTCTGGTGGCATTAAGCGACTACTTGGAGAGCAAGAATGCCAACCAAAGCTGAAGCAGCTCTGACCTATGCTTCGTGGGGATGGCACGTTATTCCAGTTGTTCCCAACGGAAAAATACCGGCGACTCAACACGGAGTTAAGGACGCCACGACCGACCCCGAACAGATAGCCATCTGGTGGGCGCAAAACCCTGAATTTAATATCGGCATTGCTGCCGGTGTTAAGTCGGGCATCGTTGTCTTTGACGTTGATCCCCGAAATGGTGGTGAAGAGTCATGGACAAAGTGGGTTGAGGCCAATGGTGACGTCCCCGATGGCCCGATGCAATTGACCGCCGGTGGTGGCCAGCATCACATCGCCACGTATGACCCTGAGATCAGGTCGTGCAAGCTGACCGAAGGCGTTGACCTGCTATCTGATGGCCGCTACTTCGTTGCGTTCCCTTCGACCATTGAGTCACGAAAATACGATTGGGAAGCGTCCAGCGATCCGTTCGATGGCATTGCACCGTTCAATATTTCATTGACCTGGCTAAATGCGTATCGAGCGATTCGCAAACCCGCCGAGCGCAACCCAACTCAGACTAGCGGATTAATCCAAGGCAGCCGCAACAATGGTTTGACTGCTCTCGGTGGTGCGATGCGTCGCTACGGCATGACCGAAGCCGAGATCATGGCAGCGTTGTCCATTGCTAACGAAACACGGTGCGAGATACCGTTACCGAGTTCCGAACTATCGCAAATTGTTCGCTCTGTTTGCCGGTACGACCCCGAAAGCGATTTGGCCGCTGACATTGGTTTGGGCTCGGACGCTGCTGAAGCTATTCTTGATGCAGCTAAAGCAGAGGCACAGGAATATTATTTCACTCGCGCAAGCTCCTACCTTGGCCAACCAGCACCACTTCGTTGGATCATTAAGGGATGGTTGCCGGATAGATCAGTCAATATGGTGTACGGCGAATCTGGCGCTGGTAAAACTTTCTTGACCCTTGACATGGCGTGTCACATAGCTAGTGGCAAGGATTGGCACGGCCACAAGACAAAGCCTGGCATGGTCGTTTACATGGCCGGTGAAGGTAATTACGGCCTGAGACAGCGCGTCACCGCATGGTGCAAGCAATACGGAATTGAGACACTGGACAATCTTTTAATCTCAAACAAGGCCGTGGATATTGACAGCCCAGCCGTTGCCGCGCAGATTATTAATGCCATCCGAGAAATCACCCAGGATGACGTTGCGGCTATCTTTATTGATACGGTGAACAACCATATGTCGGGCGACGAGAACAGCGCCAAAGACACAAGGAATATGCTAAACGCTTGCCAAATTGTCTCAAGGGCGTTGAATTCCAGCATTTGCTTGAACCATCACACCGGTCATGCGGTAGATTCTAAGAATCGCGCTCGAGGCTCATC